AAGTCTTCAATCTGTTTCTTGATTTTTTTAATATATTTGTTTGTTTCGGTAATTGCAGTGTTGTTCGTTGCTATCTTTATCTGTAATTGTTGAATGTTTTTTTGTATTTTGTTTATTGCATTCAACTGCTCTTGTTCTTTCAACAGTTTTGTTTCTAGTTGTTTTAATCCAGTTTCAGACAACACACTTTTTTCTTTTAGATTTTTCAATTCGTTGTTTTTGATTTCTTCTGCAATCTCTTGTCTGCACGTTGGGCAATTATCATTCTGTTCAAAGAAACTAATGTCCTTTTTGAATTTAGACAAATTGTTTTCTATTTGTGATTCTAGTTTGGTAAACTCTTTAATTCTTTTCTCTATCTTTTCTTTAGAATCGACAATCGTTTGTTGCTCTGTTACTTTTTGAATAAGTGAATCATTTTCAGAATTGAGAACACTGATAGCTTTTTCACTATTGTTCAATTCGTCTTCATATTCTTTTATCTTTTCATCGTTGTTTTGTTTCAACTCTTTGATATGCTTTTCTTGAATGTCGTGTTTCTGTTCAGTCAATTCAATTTCATATTTTTTGTTTGTGACTATATCTTTGTTGTTTGACAACCTATCTTTTACGATAGAATTCATGATAGAAAAGATTTGAATGTCCAACAAGTCTTCGATGATAGTTCTTCTATCAGCGGCAGATAATTGCATGAACGGTGTAAATGATGCTGAACCAAGAATTACAATCTGTGTAAAAGATTTATAATTCAATTTTAAAATTGATTTTTCAAGCAAGTCTTGATAGTCTTTAGAAGCAGCATCTTGATTTATCAGAATACCATCTTGATAAATTTCAAACAGATTTGGTTTGATACCGCGAACAATCTTATATGATTTATTGTTGGTATCAAACTCAATTTCAACAACACAATCTTTTTGATTGATTGAATTCAACAAATTTGGTTTGTTAATATTTCTGAATGCTTTACCAAAAAGACCAAAACACAAAGCATCAAGCAGAGTTGATTTACCAGAACCATTGGTTCCAACAATCAAAGTATTTTGTGTATTGTTTAGTTTTATTTCTGTCCAATAATTACCGGTACTTAATAGATTTTTCCAGCGAACATAACGAAAGCTCAACATGTTATTTTTTTCCCTTTAATACATTTTCTTTCCAAGGCAACATATCGAAAATTTATCATTGCTCATTATTTTCCGTATTCAATGCTTCAATATACAATTCGTGCATAATGCTTTTCAATTTATCAGTATCTATACTTAAAGTCAGATTATCAATATAACGAGATAGAATTGTCATCGTGTCTTCAGCTTGGTCAACTATTTCTTTGTCATTTTCGATTGCGTTTTCAGTAAAGTCTTCGACAATCGAAATATCAGATACACCTGCTTTGTAAAGATTATCTATGACGTTATCAAACAGATATGAGTTTTGTTTGTTTATGGTAACAACTTTGACATAGGTATCTTTTAGAGAATCAAAATCATATTTTTTCCAAAACTCAAAATCGTTTTCGGTATCATCATAAACAATCTTGTGAAACATTTTATATGGATTCTCAATGAATTCCAATTCTCTTGTTTCTACATCAAAAATATAAAAACCTCTGGAATCATTATAATCAGCCCAAGTCATTTCACCAGGAGTACCAACATAATAAATGTGTTTGTCGTTTGACCTGTGATGAAAATGCCCAGATAAAACTATGTCGTATTTCTGTAATACTTTTCTATCAAGACCACCTTGACAAACGTTACCTCTATCCATTTCAAAACCATCAATCTCAAAATGACCAAAACAAATTTGTGATTTGCTGTCTTTTATTTTCTGAAATATCTGCTCTTGATTTTCTTCGCATATCCAAGGAACGATATCGATATCAATACCAAAATAATTTACTGTTGTAAATTCTCTGTATATTTTAATGTTATCGTATCCATTCAACAACAATTCTGAAGAATTTACCTCAAGGGTATTCTTATATGAAACATCATGGTTACCCAATAGAGTTTCCATATCAATATCATTCTCTTTCAGTTTGTCAAAGAAATACTTTCTAGACAGATAAAGAGAATTGAAATTAATAAATTTCCTACGGTCAAACAAATCACCAAGTTGAACTATCTTCTTGATTTTTCGTTTCTTTAAAGTAGGAAATAATATGTTGTTGTAAAATTTTTGGTTGTATCTATGAAAGTCGAGGGAATCGCCTCTCATTCCGAAAGTGTGTGTCGCCAAGAATAGCAACTTTCATTGGTGACCCCCCTTTCTCTTAATAGTATAACCTTGATGTTGTTTGTTCTTGCCCTGAGAAACTTTTTGCATACATTCATAATTTAAATTATGTGCATCACAAAAAGTTTTTAAACATTTAACAATCACACTTTCTCCTTTTGGTGTTAGAATCTCAAATTCTTTAGATGCTGGATTATTTTCCCCAGATTTTCCTGTTCCAGGAAATTTTTTTCCTTTTCTTGGAGAAACTTTACCAAACATACCATTTTCACTACCGAACTTTGGTTTTATTTTACCTTTTTTCCAAAGTTCTTGCATATTTTTACTTGCATTGTGTTTTCTTATATCATTATTTTGCCAGGATAATAACACAGATTTTTTTACATTTTCAACCCACAAACCATTTTTTGACGGATGATTTTGTTTCAAGGATTCAATGAAAAAAGTTCTTTGTTTTTCATACACTCTTGAATTGAATTGATATTTTTTTGTATTAATCATTCTATTTACAGCACACAACATTTTGTGTTTGTTTTTACCTGTCGTAAACTTAGTTAAAAGTCTATGACATACAAAATGTTCTCTAAGTGTCAACGTCACTAAATTATCATCATCATCAGTACCACCCATACACTTTGGTATTATATGATGTATTTCATACTCATTAAATTTTATTTTTTTTCTTTTTTTAGCAGTATTGATTATATTTAAATACCATTTTTCATACTTGTTTATCAATACTATCTCCTAATAATTTAGTATCTGTAGTGATTATTTACATTTTTGAGTAATTACATTATATATTAATTTTTATTAAAATCAATCGTTTTCAGGTAATTCTTTTATTTCTACCACTTCATCGATGATGAAGTTTTCTATACCCTTGGCTTTGTTTTCTTTTTTCTTTTTCTTATTTTCTTCGAAGTTGTATATGAATTCTGAAATGTTATCGTAGAGTTCAAATTGTTTCATATTACCATTTTCGTCTTCGAACATTTCAAATTCATCCAAAATACCAAATTGTTCTGTTGCTTTGTATTTTACATAAAGTTGTTTTTTCTCGCGCATGATTCTACGAAGAAATGCGTAGTAAATTATCTGTGTAAAGTAAGCAAATGGATTCTTAGATTTGTCAGGATCAAAGTTTCTGAAGTACATCAAACAATTCTCAATACCATCAGAAATCATTTCATCCCTAAATGAATAGGAAACAAAATTTGGTTTCCTTGAAAGATGTTCTGCAATCTTTAAAAAACACTCACCAATATAATTAGGTATAGTTGGTTCTGGTTTATTTTGATTTTTTGCATCATCACACTTTTGTTTATATTCAACCAAAGCAGCTAAGAAGTCTGCGTTGTTAATATAATGTCTAGATTTTTTTTCACTCATAATTCATCCTCATATTTACCTTCAAAATGCTTGACTTAACCACTTGACAACTGTATTATGGCGGTGTTGCCGTTGATTAAGATATTTCAGTAATAACCATATCCATTAGTGATACATGTTCTTCTTCTTAGTAGTTTCAACCAGAGATTCTTCCTCAGAGTCAATTTCTTCCGAATCATAAAAATGATCAAAGACATTCTCATCACTATCGATAGAAAAGTCTGTAGCAGATTGCTTTTGAAAAGTTTCAATTAGGCTATCACTCTCTACCAGATTTCTAAAATAGTCATTATCAATTAAATTATTATAATACTCAATTAAACTTGGCTTAGGTTCAACTATTGTCAATATGTCTTTTTTATCTATTTTGGCAACATTATCTTTGACTAATTCAATAGGTAACCAAGGTAACATCATCAGTATTGTTCCACTTGTAGTTCTCTTGAAAATGATTTGCATCGCATCATAAAGATAATGTGATGTGTCCTCTATAATCAAATCAGCAACAATATCTTCACCTGTTTGTAATCTAATTATTTGTATATTCATTGGCTTCTCTTTAGTTCTATGTTGTAGATTTTGTATTCGAACTTCTGCTCATCATAAATTTTAGCACGTTCAATAAAATGCTTCAACGTGAAATTGACAAATTTACCTGTTCTGAAATCGTCAGACACATCGAACAATGTTGCTTGTTCTTTATCATTTCCAAGTCTCAATCCCCTACCAATAGATTGAAGCACACGAATAACAGATTTGGATGGAGAAGCAAATATAATATTGTGTAGATTACGAATATTTATGCCAGTGGAAAAAGTGCCATACGAAGCTATGATAATTGAATCTTTTTCTTTTTCGACTATCGTTCTTATCGATTCACGAATTTCAACATCTGTTCCACCAAAAACAAAAAACACTTTTCTATTTTTTGCGTTTCTGTTTATAAGTTCAAACAAATCTTTTCCATGTTTCTCAACATACTGGAAAAGAATCAGTGTATTACCCTCAAGTGATAATGATAGATTTTTTATAAAATTATTTCTTGCAATATTTTTAACGATATAATTCATCTCATCGTTATAGTCCCACTTTCTTGCAAGAGTGCAAATTTCTTCATCATGTTTTAATACCAAACATTTGATGAAGAATTTAGATAGATGACCTTTTTCAATAAGTTCAGATGTTGTTGTCGATTTGAAAACTGGACCAAAAAGACCTTCTAGTACCAATCTATGTGTTTGTGTACCATCTAATGTACCTGTTGTGCCTATTCTATAATCAGCATTGACACAATTTGATAGAATAGTTGTCAACGATTTTGCTTTGAATTGATGTGCTTCATCACCAACAACAAAATCAAATTGTTGAAAATATTCTTGTGAATTTTTGTAGATTGATTGCCAAGTGGTAATGGTTATGAAATTGTTTGTGTGTTTTTCTTTGCCAGAATATTGTCGATGACAATGTTTTTCTGAATCATAACCGTAGTCTTGAAAGTCTTTATACATCTGTTCTACCAATGATGTAGTTGGTACGATTAAAAGACCTTTTTTGTGTGTTTGTTGCAAATATCTAATAATCAGATAAATGATTAATGATTTGCCTGATGCTGTTGGTGATAGTAACAGCATTCTTTTGTTTCTTATTGCATGAACGAATGACTTTAATTGATAGTCACGAACTTCGTGTGGTATGTTTAATGTCTTTATGAATTCTTCGGCTTCAACAACAGAAATGTTTTTTGTTATTGATAATTTTTGATCTATTTGTAAAGAGTAATTTCTATCCTTGCAAAATTTTTCTATGTAAGGTAATAGCCCGTGATATATTGTGTAAGTGCGAAGATTTGCTAATCTTATTTTACCATCCCAAATTTTATTTTTATATTCTGGTGTGAATTGAAAATTTGGAACAAAAAATGTGAAATAGTCTGACAGTTCTTGAGCCAAACTTTTTTCACATTCAAATTTTATAAACGCTTCATTCTTTTTGGTTAATAATAAGTCGGACAATTAGATACCTTGTATAAACCTTTCCCACTGGATAAAGTCCCTAAGTTGAAATGTTCTACTATTTAATTCTTTCAAAATACTGCCACAAACATCGACAATTTCATCATGCATAGCTTTGTTCGACATAAGTTTGTTTAAATCTTCATCGCTCTCCAAATATGTACTTATTTCGGATTTTAAAACATATGGAAAAGGTTCCCATCCATATTGTTTTAGTTGCGATTCGTCCAGCTTGCCTGTATAGTATTCCCACTTCAAACGTTTTAGTTTATGAAGTTTGAATTCAAGACCTTTAGACTGCATTCTGTGATGTGACAGTATGTTTAAATATTTACTATGTAGCTGTGGAATATTAGTTAGTTCTTTACCTGGTTCTGTTCTATCAATAACAGAATCTTTACGCCACATTTCCAAAAGTTCTTCAAGTTTGTTCATAACAATACATTTCCTCCTGAATAGGAGTATATCAAATTAAAATAAATTGTCAATACAATTGTTCAATATCGTAGTAAGAATACCTAAATGTTGCGTCTGCTGTGAGAATTGTTTCTGGTGAATCTGTTGAGTTTAAAACTATAGTTGACAGTGTTGTTGGAAACACATCATAAAATTTAAATCTAACATTGGGATTATTAGATGATGATAAAATTGTAATCTCACAATCAGAGTATTGTGGTTTCTCTGACTTTTTTATTCTTGTATATCTGTTTAAATTACCTAAATTTCTATACTCACTGAATTCTTTAGGAAAAGTCATACCTCTAATCCAATCATGAATCTCTATCCATGATTCCATATTTTCATCGACAATAAATGTTATGTTGATTAAATCATAAATTGCCTTTTCACCAGGAGCATAAACATCAACAAATGGTGTTGGTTGCAAAACTTCAGACATTGAAATGCCAGGTATCGCAACAGACTGTGCAAAAAATCTTACATTTGGAACCCTAGAAAAATTTATTTGAAATTTATTAGGATGTAATGGATTTTGATTTGTTGGATTTCTAGTTAAAACACTCATATTGTTTCCTTGTTTTTACTATTTATTCACAAAAAAAAGAACGGGAACCGAAGTTCCCGTTCAAAGTAACTAACCTTTTATATTAATATTGGTTAGTTAAACTGCTTACATCAGGTTAGCAATCTTAAATGCTCTGTAGTAGTTGTTTGACAGAACGTTCAGATTACCAAGACCCTGAGAAGTACCTTCCGCAAATGGGTTAGCAACTAGACCGTAACGAGTCTTGAAGCCGATTTTTGGTTGGAAGTTAGTTGTATCAACTGCACGAACCATTTGTAATGGAACGTATGGGCAGTAGAACAGACCAGCATCATAAGCGTTAGTACCCTTATAACCAACAACTGCAAATTCTCTTGCAGAAGAAGTTGGTGCATATGGATCAATGTAAACTTTGATGCGACCGAACATTGTACCAGCAAAAGTATTACCAGTATCGTCAACTGTTAGATTGACTTGACCCTGAAGTGCTGATTGATAGTCAAGAATACCTGCCATCGCAAGAGCAGAAGCAACATCAGAAGAACAAATCATGATGTTACCTTTACCGCGACGAGTTGTTTTAGCAATTGTATTAGCTTCACGCTCGATTTGGAAAGCAAGACCTTTAACTTTTTCAACCATCCAACGACCGTTAGAGTCTGTGTCAAGGTCAAATGTACCAGCAGTAGTTGTACCAACAGCGCAACCAGTTTTAGCAGTACCGTAAATTGTACGAACAACTTCACGGTTAATTTCTGCAAGAATTTCAGCAGAAAGAATGTTAGCTAATTCTGTTTCAGCGTCTAGACCATGAACTGCTTTCAAGTCTTGTGCAAGTTCGATAGAATATTCGGCTTTAAGAGCGCGAGTTTTTGCTGTAACAGTAACTTTTTCAATGCTGAAAGCCATTTCGTTGAATGTTAAATCTTCAGCAGTTGCAGTTGCCATTGCTGTGCAAGCAGCAGCGTTGCCAACGAATGTGTTAGCAGCAGCGCCACCAACTGCAAGAGCAGTTTGAGCACCAGCGATACCACCAAAGCCAGTATTAGCTTCGTTATAGAATGCTTCAGTAGCACCGGCAGTAACGTTAGCAGATGCGTAAGTAGAACGCATTGCGAAAATTAGACCTGTTGGACCAGTCATTGGCTGAACACCGCAAACGTCATAAGCAATTAAGTTTGGCAGTGAACGGCGAACAAGACTGATAAGAATTGGGTCAAAACCAGCAACTGGACCACCTGCGGCAGCACCACCACCAAAACCACCGGTACCAGAAGCGTTAGCTGGAGTTGCTTCGTTAAGGATTGCACCTTGCTTGATCATCTCTTGAGCTTGGTTTTCAAGCACAACAGCGGTAACAGCTTTACGGTATGGGTCCTTAATTTGTGGTAAATCTGGATGTTCCAGAACACCAGCCCATTTTGTTTGTAGTTCTTCGGACAAATACATCTATTTTCTCCTTTGTTTAATTAATTTTTGTTTTAGAAATTGCTTGTGAAACAGCAGCAACGAATGGGTCAGCTATGACTCTCTTTTCGGCTGTTTCTTCTTCTACTTGCTCATGAAGCTGTTCTTCATTGGCTTTTTTAACGCCAGATGGGAAGTAATTTTCACGAATTGTTTCAAGTTTATCTTTGTATTCGTCCTCTGTGGAGAATTCTACGCTCTCTGCAAGCGATTTGATTTTTTCAACTTGAGTTTCTGTGAGACCTTCACATACTTCACGGGCAATTTCGACCTTTACGGATTCAATAAGAGCTTTTTTATATTGAATACCACGTTCGATTTCTTCATCTAGTTTACCTTCTAGTTCTTCAACTTTAGAAGCTAGTTCATCAACTAGATCAACTTTTTCTTCTGGAACATCAATATAATGTTCAGCAAATAGATTGCGTAGACCAGCAATGAATTCTTCTGTTAGTTCAGAACGAAGACCAGATTCGATTGCGATTTCATTATCTGCCATCCATTGTTCAACAACGTAGTTTAGATAATCATCGACTTTTTCTGTTAATTCGGAAGTAGCAGACTCAATTGCTTCTTCAAACATTTGAGCATATTCTGCTTCTAATTGTTCTTGAATTTGTGTAACTCTATCTAAAACGCGAGCTTCAAAAATTGTAGCTGCTTTAGCTTTGAATTCTTCAGAAATTGTAGAATTGTCAGCAAAAAGAGCATCAATGTCTTCAGAAACATTAATACCTTCTTCCATAACTTCTTCTTCAGTTTCAGATTCTTCACCATATTGTTTAGGTAAAGTTTTGTGTGCCATTTCTGCTGATGCAGCAGATGGCTTAGTTTTTGGGTCTTCTGCTTTTTTAGCAGACTTAGAACCATCAACTTTATATTTGTCGTAAATGTCGCCGCCAGGCTTATTAGCATTTACGTCTTGCTTTGGTCCACCAAGTTCAACTGGTGATTCTTCAGCTTTATGCATTGGTTCGGCTGGTGCTGATTTCTTGCTTCCTGCAAGGATATCTGCCGCGGCTTCCATCAGTTTGTTTGTTGCCATTAGGATTCTCCTTATGATATCTTATTTATAAAATTAAAGTTTTCGTAAATAGTTTTCAAATAACTTTAAAGCAGCTTCTTCAAGTTGACCTTTAGAAGCAGCTTTATTGATTTGTTTTTTAGCATTATCGAAATCGACTTCTACAAATCGACCTTCAACAAATAACCATTCTTTATTTTCCATGATGCCATTTACAAATGCACCTGGCGCAGATGGGTCTGCAACTATATCAGCAGCAGTAGCAAGTCTTAAATCGTCTTGAACTAAATTATAACCTTCTTTAGTTTGCATTAAAGAACCCATGGCTCTAGATGAAACACCAATTGTAACTTCATTCTCGACAAAGTTTTTTACAATTTGCCCATATGGAGTATCTAGTATAAGAGCTTTACCATAAAAAGTATTTCCGTCTTCTTCTAGAGAAACAATTTTATGTGATACTCTTTCTAAATTAATTGATGGTGTATCTGGATGACCCAATTCACCCAATGCTCTACCTGTTTTGATAAATTCTTCATTGTAACGATTTACTTCTCTACGGAGAGTATCCATTTTATACATTCTGTTGTTTCTATTTACTGCTTCTCCAACCAAGAATGTACCTTCTACATAAAGTTTTTTCTTACCGTTTTCTGCTGTTTCGGTAAGATATTTTACGTTATCTATTGTTTCTGTTATGAGTTTCATTTTACATACCTTCTAAAGCTGGATTATATGTAGCTTGTTTAGTTAACTCAACAACTGCACTTCCACCAGTTGTGATAGTAATAACGATATCTGATGATGAGTTGTTTGCTATTGAATAACCATAATCGGAAAATCTCATGTCACCACTATAATGTAGTGACAGTAAAGGAACACTATTTCTTGTTATAGAAATGGAACCATTGGTTGACCACATTATTCTCTTTATCGATGCTGATTCTACAGTTTCAGAATCACTTGCTGACAAATTGGCAATGTTGATTGTGTATGTACCAGGGTCAACAACTCTAATGATTGATGATGATCTTAATGAATTTATAATTTCTTGTGACATTTATTTTAGTCCTAATGCTGAACGTCTTCTCATTGATAATCTTCTTTTCAATAGTGTTCGACGTAGTTTAGCCCTTCTGGTTGTTTTCCAAGAACGTTTTAATAAACGCGCTTTTCTTAATCTTACGTTAGCTGGTATTCTTCTTACTGTATTACCAGATATTCTATATCCTTTAATTGCTGAACGTCTTCTATTTTTCTGTACAACAATTTTACCTTTGGCGTTTCTTCTAATTCTTCTACGAATTTTTTTGACTCTACCCATTTTGATGATGTTTGGATTTCTTCTAACTGCTTCATCCAACTCATCAACAAAATCAAACATTTCATCTGCCAAATAAGTTTTAGCTTCTTTCAATCTTTCAACAACAATTTCATTTAGACGATTGAAAATGTTTTGTTTCGCTTCGTCTAATTTATTATTAAATATATTTTTTATAAAGTTCATTTTGTATGTTTAAAAGCAAAATCTGATGCTTTAGTTAAATGTTCTGGTGATTTATGTACCATATCAGCAAACTTCTTTTTGTTATCATCATTTAATGCTTTATGAACTTGAGTAATAGCTGATGCTGTATAATGATCAACTTTTTTTGTTTGACCATTTGCAAATTTAACAGTACCTGCTGATTTGTTGTTTACAATTTTATGAAGTTGATCCATAACAGCTTCATCAATTTGTGTTTCTTCAGCTTGTATATATGAAGATATGGAAGGACCATATGGAACAGAAAAATGCTTATCTAAAGTCTTACTGTAATAAAGGGCAATTCTAGTTTTGTCTGGAAACTGTCTGATTGCCCTTCTTTTCAGAATAATCATAAAAGGAGGGTCTTCTGGTAAATCTTTTGTTGCTTCTTCAATATATTCTTCTTCAAAATCTTCTCTAACTGCTCTACGAGTTTGTTGAAAAATTTGTTTGTTTGAAGTTATCAAATCTACCATTTTATTAAAAATGTTTTGAAGAATCATTCTGTCTGTGTTGTTGAACACAGGTCTTTCTTCTTGCATTTTATCAAGAATTTTATGAATTCTCTGTAGTTGTGCTTTGTTTGCTAAACCAGCACGAACTAATACATCAAACTTTGAATAGTCTGATTTTTCTTCTTCCAACAGAGGTTCTTGTTTAAATTCTTGTAAAGACTTCATTATTTTTTTTCTTCCTTATCATCTTCATCTTCATCTTCATCATCATCTTCTTTTTCATCTTCATCTTCATCATCTTCTTTTTCTTCTTCATCTTTGGCTTCATTTACACCAAAATAAGATTGAGCAATTTCTTTTTTCTTTTCTTCAAGAGCTTGAAATGCCTTATTAGAAAGAATTTCATCTAGAGCTTCTTTTGCTTCTGAGCTTTCACCTAAAGCAACTTTTTTTAAAAAATCTTTGGTTTCCATTTAAAAATCTCCTTATTTTTTATTTAGTAATGATGAGTATTTATTTACCTCAGCATCAAGCATTGGTGTCATTGATTCTGTAGAATCATCATCTTGTGTGTTGTCTTCTGGTGGATATTGCTCTGGTGAAACTCCAGCTTGTTCATTAGCTTGATCTTGAGTAACAGAAGTAATACCCTCTTCTTGTTCTTTATCAATTTCATCTTTCATGTTTTCAATATCTTCATCAGTCATTTGAAGAACATTTTTCTTTACCCATGCCATCGAATAATATTTTCCAATATATGGATCAACAGTAGATAATAATTGTAATCTTGCAGTCAATAATTCAGAATCTCTTAGTTCTGTAAAATTATTGTCTTTCTTATAATCGTAATAGATGCTTTCTCTGAATTCTTCCCATTCTTCTTTGGTGCAAACACCTTTAAGAACGAGTTGAATACCTAAAGCATTATCAAATATTTGAGCGAATTTGTTGCGAAGTCTTTGAATGAATTTTGTAAATTTTACTTCATCGCGTGTTACTTCAGTAGTTCTACCTAAACCAATCATACCACCTTGTTGTGGTTCAAGTCTTGAGATAGGAACGTTTAATGAATTTAAAAGTTTTTGTCTAAAATACTTAACATCTTCCAATTCACCCAAGTTCTGCCCAGCAGGTAAAGTTGTAATTTCTGTTCCCTTACCACCTTCTCTACGAGGTAACCAGAAATCTTCCAACATCGACATATGTTTTCTATCATCACGCAGTTCACCAGTAGCAGCATCATAAACCATTTTATTACGATACTTGACCATAATATCACGAAGATATTGTTCTGCTTTACCTTTAGGTAAATTACCAACATCGATATAAAATATTCGACGTTCTGGCGCTCTTGATAAACGATAAATGACAACAGCATCTTCAATCATGCGAAGTTGATTGAGTGGTTTGATTGCTTTATGTAGATAAGAAATTACAAATGTATTTTTTGCATCCATCAAACCAGAATTAACATTGATGATAGAATCAGACGCAATTCTTAAACCAGCATTAACTTGTGCTGTATAAGTTTGTGTTGTTGTTCCTCTATCATTATAGATGTAATATTCTGCAATAGATTTGATAATCATTGCACCAGTTTTTGGGTCTCTTTCTTTTTGAATCTCACGAACTTTTCTTATTTTTCGTGGGTCAATATAACGAAGTTCTTTGATACCTTCTTTTGGATTTTTTTCGTTTACGACAACATGAAAATAAATTCTGCCGTCGATATACCATCTCTTAAAAATATCATCAGCCAAATTGTTGAAATTTAGCATTCTCTGAATATTGTGAAATTCTTCAATGATTTTTTTCTTGATTGTTTCTGGTTGTTTTAGATTATCTAAAACGATATCCATAACTTTACCAGTTTCGTCATGAGTTATTGTTTCATTAACTATATCATCAATAGCCATTTCCAATTCTGGATGATTAGACATTTCACGATATCGTGTGATTAACTCTAACTCATTACGAACTGCACCTTCTAAGTCAACATATGTACCATAATATGCATTAGAAGTAATATTAACAGCACCGTCATCGAGTGCTTGATTATTGAGCGTAAAGGTAGGTTGCTCAGGTGGTTGTACCTGAACAACGTCCTTTTTGCCTAGATTAAAGCCAAATAATTTTACTGCCATAGAGTTATCATCCTATAGAATGAAGAAAGGCCGAAGCCTTTCTTCTTAAACAACACCAGTTTCAACTGATTCCCACCATTGATATGTCAACGTAACAGAAAATTCTTCCATTGTGTCGTTGGCACCCCAATCAACATCAATTGGAGTAATATCAGATGGGAACATACCGATAAATTTATATTTTTTCAGAATATCACCTTTTTTACCAAACTGTGTAACGTCACCATCAACAGTATAGCCTAAAGGTGAAAGAGCAACTGGATTACGAACGTTTAGATTGTGACTATTAATACCATTCATCCATCTTTCAAATGCATTACGCACAGAAAAATCTTCATCGTTAATAACAGTAATTGTCCAATCTGCAAATGTTCTATTACCAGCAAACTTTAATTCACGACCAAAGTATTGAACTGGAACAACACCAATAGTTGCACCTGGTAGTTGTGCAGTTTTACACATGAATGTTAGTTTTGTTTGTGCATTTCCTGGAGCAGAGAAGCCAGGAAATGGCATAGAAATCTCAAACAAATTGGGACGGGCACCGTCACCAATCATCTGGCTTCTAAATTCGTTTACGTTAAATGCCATTTATTTTCTCCTGTTTCTCTATTTATTAGAACTTACCAACGACTTCATCAAAACTTACACCAGTTCTAACAGCAACAAAGTTCAACTGGATAAAGTTGATTGAACGTGCTGGTTTAATATAAATGTCGCCAACAAATTCGTTGCGGTCAATAACTTCGCCTGTGTTATTTGTTTCATCACACACAACACGGAAGTCAGTGATACCACGACGACCTTGAACATCACGCAAGAATGGTTCAACTAATGAAACAAATTGCGCTCTTGTGAATTGGTCGTTAAATTCAAATAGAGAATATCTTGCTGCTCTGGCAATTGCTTTTTCTAGAACAATGAACAGACGGCGGACATTGATTCTATCGAATGCACTTGGTTTGCTTTGTAATGTCTTATCACCAAACAACACAGTACCTTCACCAGAGAATGTTACGATTGGGTTTACACCTTTAACGTATAAACTATCTCTATCTGTCTTAGTTGGATTCCATGCAGTTTTAATTACGTTCTTAATGATACCACGATTTAAACCACCTGGTGAGAACCATGGGTCTCTTTCTAAATCTGTTCTAGCGCATAGACCAGCAACATCACCGTTCATTGGTACCCAACGATAAACATCGTTGTATTTGTCATACTGATATTTCCAGTTGCCATCCATAACAGCATAAGATGTTGATGTTAGTGTGTCTCTGAATGCAAGAATATCTGTGACTTCGCTACCTGGATTGTCAACAACATCTGCTTTTTCTGGTGAAACAAACACAACACAATCTTTACGAGATTCAGCCATAGAAATCAAGTCTTCAACAACAGTCTCAGAAGATGGTCCTGCAATGATTAAAGAAATATCGACAGAAGAAGAATCTTCAAATTTGTCATATGATGTGATAACGTTAGCTGTTGAAACTGTGCCATCTGCACCACCAGTTAATGATACTGTAACGTTTGATGTTAGATTAGCAAATGCTGTTACTGCTGTACTTCCCCAGTTTGTACCATCTGATGGATGACTCATCCAGTGAATATATTTGGAACGATTTGCAATGATGTTTTTGTAATAATTTGTGTTACCACTGTCATCTTTTGCATCGCTGGCTTTAGAAGCAAATTCGTATTTTTCTAAAACAGTTCCTTTTGTTCCTGTAAACAAACCATCTTCATCAACAACAATTACATGAACTTCATCAAAAGAACCACCTTTATTTGTGGCAAATGTTGATGTGCTTGGTGCAGAAGTAAATTGTGTTGCATATGCCCAACCATTAAATGTGTTGGCATCTGCCATAGAAACTTTTAAAGAATTACCTAAAGAACCTGCATAACGAGCAGCAAATGTTCCGTATGTATTTGCGCCACCAGCGTAATTTAATTCCCAATCACTGTCATTTTGAATTAAAATGTTTGGCGCGCCGTTTGCTGTTGCGTTAAATGTTGATGCGTTGCTTGCAGCACGAACTACTTTAAGATTGTTTGTATATGCAAGAAAGTTTGCTGCTGAGAACCAGTATTCATAATTTGTAGAATCAGGTTTACCGAATCTGTCTGCTAGACGAACCTCATCGGAAATTGTGATTATTTCATTGACTGGACCCCAAGCAAAAGGACCTGCAAAAGCGCCAATTGAACTGGCAACTGCGGGAACAACTGTAGTCAGATCAATTTCTGATACGTTTACCCCTGGTGATAGCTGAAACATATTGTTTTCTCCTTAAAATTTATAATTTAAGTTTTTTAGATTTGCTTATTTTTTGTTTAGTCTCATCGGAATGTTTTTTACCAAAAATCCAATTGTTTTCTCCGAGATGACCAAATTTCTCTCGCTTTTCAACTGAAGACAATTTGTTCCAATTAGACTTAACTGTTTCAGATATTTTTCTTTTTTCTTCTTCCGTTTTTTTCATACCCAAACGAGATAAACTTATTTTTCGTTTTGTTTCTTCTGACAATTTTCTGCCCAATCTAGTTTTTCTACAAGTATCTGAAAAATTTTCTGGTTTGTTTTTACCACCAATAGACGAACTCTTAGACGAAATCGATCTATTGTCAGTTTTATTTAACCATCTTTCAGATTTAACTACACAAAGTCTTTTTAAAACTTTGTTTTCCCACAATCTAGCATTTTCAGCATTTTCAAATGTCTTTCTTATCTGTATAATATCTGGATTACCATAAGTTTCATAAAAAAGTTTAACGTGTTTAGATGAAGTTTTGTAACTTTTCCATAATTCATTTGTATTACAATTTTTAGCAAATCTAACACCATAATACCATTTGTCATATTTTGACCATCCTATTAGATATGTATATGGTTTGTTATAAATCAACAAATTTCTCCTTATATTATCGGGTCAAATATTATTTATTGTATATTTAGCTTTTTAAAAATTCGAAGAAAAGTAACCTTTTTCTGTCCAAATATCTTGATTATCATCAATAATTACTTCTTCTCTTTGACCATCATCTATAAAACCAACAGGTGTTATATTTTCTTCATTGTATAGACTATTTTCTTCAATTAAAACTTTACGAATGTCTATATTGGTAGAATCTCTAAAATATGATTGCGCTGTCAACCAAGCAAACAAAACAAGACCCATTACCAAGTCATCATTACTACCTTCATCAGCTTCGTAAGAATCTCTTACTCTAACAAAAGTGTTTAATTCTGCGATGGTATCAAAGTCGTTTATTATTAACTTGTCATTCTCGATCAGTGTTTTTAAGTTAGCACAACCAATTTTCTTAACGGATTTTGTTGTTTTAATACCAAAACTTGTAGAACGTTTAAAGCCAGAAGAAATACTTTGACCTTTTATGTGGTGGTGTTCTAATTTATAAACGTTTTCATACTCTAAATCATAGTGTAAAATATCAACAACTTGTTGACCTATGTTATTTGTTTCAATCAACACAAATGCTTCATTATACTTTTTAGCTAATGAATAAATTACTGTCGGAAAGAACAATAGTGGTAATTTATTGTTTCTATACTTTGCAACCTGTTTATATGGCGTTTGTGAAACATCGATAACGTTTATTGTAGAATAGTCATGCCCAACACCTTCTGAACAATCTACTGTGCAAATATAAAGATGATTTTTAATTGGTTGTTCGTAAATGTCCAAACCTTCTTCAGAATGTATTGGACTCTTAAATGCAAGAGAACGAAGTTTTGTACCAGAAACAAGAGTTGACGATGAACCAATAAATTCAGTATTATGTGATATTACTCCATTAGAATAATATAACGAATGTTTATCTACACCAACTGGATCATAAACTTCAAAATTACCAAATTCATATTCTATTTTTTTTATTTTTTTATTGTTGATGAAATCGTTTTGTGAAATGTCTCTGGCCATTTTCAGGCCACTGTCTGTTATTAAAGCGTGCTTACCCGAACATTTTATGTGTTGCTCACCGTCAAAATAAAATGTATATAAACTATCTACATATTTTTTTTGAACACCTTTGAAAGATTCATATCCAGTTGGTGTTTTTATCAAATATCTATTTTTATTTTCTTTAAACATTTTTTTGAAGTATTTTAGACCAAAGTTTTTTCCATGATTTTTGTTTTATTATTCTTTCCATATTTTCTGGTGTTATTTTATAATTTACACAATATTCCAAACAAAATTTTCTATCATATGACATTTTTTTACCATTTTTACTGACGGAATTTATACCATCTAAATTAGGTTTACTCAAATACGTTTTTATAATTTCAATTGCCTGTTCTTCTTTAATTTTAGAATTTTTGTTAAGTTCACCTTGTTGTTGTTCTTTTAATTTTTTCTTATATTCTTCACTATGCAATTTATAACCAGATTTATCTTTGTTCCAAGGAACCGAACCTTTCTTCACACCGCCTATACCTTTTCTTAAATAACCAGAAGATTTAACATATTCGCCACCAGGACTTTTATTCCAACCAAATGAAAAAGTTTCGTTTATCTTTATATGATGTTGTTCTGCTTTAGATGCTTCAATTTCATTGTCAAAAGTTTTAATAATTTTGAAAATGTGTTTAGGTTTATTGTTTTTGTGAAAACGTTTTCTATCTTTTAAATTTTTAGTTAACCCAACGTATTTAACTTTATCGTTTTCCAATAAGTAATATAAAAATATCATAGTAATATCTCCTATGCATATTTATAAATCCTATAAATTCAGACTCAACATTTCATATAAGTCCTTTATTCTTACTCTATATTCTTCTTCAGTTTTTTTATCATATATTTCAACCATGGTATCACCATCAACACATTCAAATTCAACTCTAAATTGTTCTTCTGATGTGTTTCGTATTGTTTCTTCTTTCCATTTTTGATCACGCCCTGGAACCATAGACCAATGAACTTCAATTGGTTTGTATGTTGAACGACCTTCGACTGCATCTGTCCACATCTTATAAAACAGATTCAAACCGTTGGGTGTAGAAACAATTATAACTTTAGAAGTTTGACCAGAAGAAATAACAGGATATGTTGACTGGAAAAAGTCCGTTGCCATGTTGTGCGGAACGAAAGCAAATTCGTCAAGGAAAATCAAATTGTAAGAACCACCACGAACACCAGAAGCTGATGTTGCATAAGCAAAAATTTTAGAACCGTTTTCTAGTTCAATATTACCTTTGTTCCATACAACGATACCTTGTTGCAACCAGATAGGAAGATATTCGTATGCTTTTTGTAAACGACTTAAAATTTCTCTGGCAAGAGGACCTTTGTTTGCAAGAATACCTACAACATAATCTTCTTGAAATAAAACAGACCACAACATAAATCCAACTGTTGTGGTAGTTTTACCAACCTGACGAGGCATCTTTGATATGCAGAAACGATTTGCGTGGAATTCACGAACCATATCCTCTTGGAATGGCCACATATCAAATGGAACAAGACCCTTATCAACGTTTACAATCTTGACATAATTCTTAATAAAGTACACAGGGTCTTGTGTACATTTTATTATTTCTGCAATTTGTTCTTCGGTGTATGATAATTCTACACCAACTTTTTTTAATCGTGAATTACCAAGATATCCAGCATCATTTGTCATTATTTTATAATACTACGCAACATCCAGGCGTGTTTGTTGTGAATTTCAATTCTGTTTGCTAAAAAGTTTACAAGACCTTGTTTGTCGTTTTGATTTGCTAATTTGTATGCAACGTTTAAAGTTTCTAATACAATTTCGTTATCACTATGCAATCTTCTTGCCATTTCAACACACATAGGTATATTAAGTTCATCTTCAATATCTGATAGTTCAGAAAAGCGAGTAAATGAAGCTGGTGCATATGCGTCTAATGCTCTAATTTGTTCTGCTATATGATCAACAGAATCATGAAGTTCTTCATACAAATCACCAAAGAAATCGTGATATTGTTTAAAATCTGGACCTTCTACATTCCAATGATAGTTGTGTGATTTTAAGTATAGCGCAAAAGTGTCTGCTAATACTTTTTTCATTACTTCAATTAAATCGTCCATTATTCTTCCTGTTTATTTTTTAATAATTTTACTAATTCTAAAGTTGAACCAACAAACACTGCTTTATCAACATTGATATTTTTAGAATTATTTATTTGTGGAGATAAATCTTTTTTTCTCTTTTGTATTTCCATCAAGTCTTTGTTTAGCTCAGATAAACTTTTAATTAAATTAGCAGCAACTTCATATGCTCTAGGATGTTCAGACTCTTCTGCAACTTTTAAAAGATTATCAATTGCAGAACTTCCCTTAGCATCATCATCTACTGTTGGTTTTTCTACAGTAGGTATTGGTAAATGTTTTTCTTCTGTCGAAATAATAGGTTCAACATCAAAAATTTCAGATAGATTTTCATCTAATTTTTTCATAATAGTGTATCAGGCCATTCAATATATTCTTCGGCAAATCCATAATCATCGTCTGGTAGTGCATTTTGTGGAACAGGTGTTGTGATTATCGTGAAAACTTTTTGTGGTGCTAAATCAATACTCGATACTGTATATTTTGCACCAGAAAAATCACCTTTGATAATATCACCAGTTTTCAACAAATCTGTTAAATTGTCCAAAACAACAATACCAGTAGAATTGTTACTGAAATAAACAATTCTACCCGTAACATTTCTGTTTTCTAATTTTATAGTCTCAGTATCAGCAAAATAATTTGTGCCATTGGCATAATCAACAGTAACTTTTTGTCCGTTGCGTGATGCTGTTTGTAAATAAAAATTGGTTTGAACAAAACCATATTGAGTATTACCATTACCATCAATATAAGGAGCACCAATCAAACCTGCTGTTATTTGTTTTGAAGGCGGCCATATAAAACCTTTAACTGTAAATTGTAAATCCCACATTATCAATCTTGTAGATAACATATCACCTTCATAATCTACAGTAGATGTTACAGAATTTAAAATGATTGGCATATCGTATTTCAAATTCTGATTAGGATTTATATCGACTGTAACAGTAAAGTCTGGTGTGAAAAATGGTAATATTTGTTCTAATATTTGAGAACCATCTTCGTGATTTCTGACAAATATGGACAACGAGAAATCAAAATTATATGGTGTAGGAACGTATTGTGAACTTGTCGTGTTACCTACAGTGTTAAAATTTTGTAATGTTGACACTTGTTTTCTAGAAGAATCATAATTTAAACCATCTAAATTAAATGATATTCTAGGAACAGTTGTCAGAATTGATTTTGTCATTGTTGGATCGGAAGTAATTCTTGTTAGATACTTCTCTTTTGGTCCATATGCCAAAGGAACTTTAAATCTTTCTTTGGCAACTCCATCTTTGTCTGTTCTAACGACAACGATATCATTAAACATTGTTCCAAAAGCAACAACAACTTTTCTTATTGTTCTGTTATAAAATTGTTCGTTGCCTAACATTATGATTCTCCAAACGGATTACTTTCCGTCCAATCTAAAATACCATCCCCTTCAGCTTCAATTCTTTGATTATCTACAATATCTTCAAAAGCAGTATTCATAGTTGCTGTGTCTGATGATAGTAAAACTGTTGCTGTTGCACCAGAAGTTTTACCAATTATATTAGTTGATGTAGTAAATACACCTTGTGTTCGATATACGTCCATATATTGATTTGGTATAAAATCAAAAACTAATGCTTGTGCATTAGCGTTAGCGTAACTATCACCTTGATATACGATTTCATCATTTAAGAATTTACCAGAAACATTATCTAAAGATATTCTTGTTCTTGGATAGTGATTTCTAATATTGCTATCGATAATATCAATTCCTGTTTCAATAATCTCATTAGAGAATGTGTATTGTTTCAATTTCAAAGCATAAACATATACGTTAGCACCTCGACCTCTACCTAATGTAAAGAAGAATGCTTGGTCATTTTCGTGTTCAACAAAAGTTATTTCAAAAAAGTTTTGCACCATAGGTACAAAGATTAAATCACCTTCATAGGGTCTTACTTGTGGAACAGTTGCAGCAAATCTACGACGAGAAGCGAGTAGAGTAATTTCATCACGAATTTCTAAACCAAATTTAGAAATAAAATCACCTTCACCATCCATACCAGTTACATTTTCTAAATACATTTCGATTGGATATGCTTTGGTGTATGTCTTTAATGTATCTTCGCCATACAGATAATCAACTTGACTTCTTGTTGATCTTGGCATGTAAAAAACATCCATACCATGAATCTGCAAAGATTCGATTAACAAATCTTCAACAAGAAGTTGTTCCGAAGTAATATTACTTGGAAAATTATTAAAATAATTATTTGTTGCCACGAATTTAACCCATCATAATTTCGTTTGGCAGAACATTGTAAATTTGCATTTCTTCTTCAATCTTGTCAATTTCTGCTTGCGCTTCTGTCATTATTCGTGGACCGTCTAATGTCACACCACCAGGTAATTGAATTCCTGCAAACTTACTTAAATTAGAACCCCATTGATATTTGATTTTTGCTGTTGCGTATTGTTTTAAAAATCTATCATTCCAAACATCAGATGTTCCTGGTTTTGTAAAACTAATATTGGTAAAATCTGCTGTTGGTGCTTTACTTAATATTATATTTGTTGGTGAATTTATTTTTCTTACTTGAACGTTTTGACCATCAGCAAGAGTAATAAAGTCATTCTCGATTAATTCTTGGTCAAAAATTGTTCCAGTGCCTATAACAGTATTTGAAGATGTGTTACCAGTCAATGTACCTGTCAAAGTAACTGTATCTGGAATCAATTGTCTATATGCTTCTATGATAACATACTTACCTAGTTGAGCATCACGTTCCCAGTCTATATCAAGGAACAGTTTGTTTTGGTGTCTATTAAATCTGAACTGTGGAGTACCAGAGAACAACAAATTCAATGTTCTAATATGTTGCATTGTAATTTCATACGAAACATATGAAACTGATGTGAAATCATACAAATCATGTAAGCGCAACTGATATCTCAAATCAAACATATTGACCGATGAGTTTGAATCATCGAACGGTAAAACAGCTTGCACAAATATGATTGGGTCTGGGCAATAAATCCAACGTCTATCGATATCTTCTTGAGTAAACTGATGCTTCATGTATATTTTTTCACAACCATCAAAATGATAGTCATTAAAAAATTGGAGAGCATCATCTATTCTATCTTCGACTTGGTCATCATCAACGTTTATGTCGATAACTGGCCAACCTAATCTTCTTAGACAATAATCTTTGAATTGTTTTCGTGTTGTTGGTTTTGCCATTTGAAATCCTTGTTTAACAAGATATATTTATGTTTACCAAGAATGTCAAGTTTTCTGATATTTGTTTTTAACTGCTTGAATTTTATCAAACATGTTTTTATATTCTGGTGAGTTTTGACCTTTCCAAAAAGCATCTAATTGCTCTCCTAAAGGTGGATACTCACTTCTGCGTTTTGCATAATAATCAGGAACATCTGGTCTAACAATCTCACTCTTTTCGATAGGAGTATATGATACTTCATTGGTAAATGGGTCCAAAATTTCTCTAGTTTTTGGTTGTAATGCTGCCCACTCTGCTTCTTTACTATCAATTTGTTGTTGAATTTTTGGTGTAGATGTTTCAATGAAACTGGACAAATTTCCAACTTCAGAAGCAGGGACGTAAATAATCCAATCATAGATGTTATTGTTGTAATTTACTTTTATTAATGCAATAGCTCTATCTTCTTCACCACCAGGAGTTTGTAAACCTTCTAATGTAACTGTAATAGACATTTATTTTCCTTATTTCGTAGCTTCGACTCTAAAGTTTTTACCAGGATGATTAAATGTTGCTGGTAAAATTTTAACTTCTTTAAAGCCAACGTCTGTTAAAATTTTAGTTAAAGATTTTGGATAGTAACCAAATAGATGTGGAGACAAAGCTCCTTTTTCTCTTGTTTCTGGTGTATCTTCTTCAACATAAGCACCAAACATACACATAGCCGTCGACCATCTGTCTTCATCGTTTTGCTGAAGAAAATCTTTACACAGTTCTTCTAAATTAGGCAATTCTAAAACCAACTTACCCTTAGGTTTAATTAGACTATACCACTTTGTCAGTAGTTCATAAACTCTGTGTTGTGGAATATGTTCAATAACATGTGATGCTAGAACTTCATCAGCCACATCATTTGATAAATTCAAGTCGAAGAAATCTGCTTGTACCTCGGCGTTTGAATTATACTTATCGATATTGATATAACCCTCAAATCTATCTTGACCAGCACCCATATTAAATTTGATAGGCATTTTAGCTTCAGTAAAAATATTCAATTTAGTAAATATATCATTAGTATTTTTAGGTAGCCTATCTACCCATCTCTTATCGATAAATGCTTTATCATCAAGCGTCAATGGTTCAGTTGGTTTGATGTTTGTGTAGTATTTTGTTAGGTCGACTGATGGATGTGCAGTATATTTTCCAGTAGCCAAGTCCATATGCAAGCATTGAACATCTGTGTTTACTAGCAACTTATATCCCATTTTACGAAGTCTATAAACAAAGAAGTTATCTTCGCCAATAAATGGAATGTCACCAATACCATTACCAATACAACAGAAAGGTAATTCTGGTTCAGCTTTCTTCATTTCTTCAAGAATCTTTACGGGTACAAGCATTGCATCCATACCTGTTTGCCATGCTTCAAAAACTTGCCCTGGGTCAACATTGGGTATTGTAATCCAATCACCATTTCTAACCATAATCATTGCGTCAGAACATTTGATGTAGTAAACACCAACAACTACAGCATCAGGATTTTTTTCTGCTGTTTCGTGTAAAATTTTAAAACCATCATAAGGTAGAACAGTATCTTCACCTACAAATAAAAGATATTTTGCGCCAGATTCAATTGCTTTTTCAATTAAATAATTTCTCGCAACATCTACTTTTTCACCGTAAATGTCAACAAATGCATGAGAAAATCCAAGCATGTCAATATGCAAGCCATCGTAACCATCAAGTTTTTGTGCTGGTGTTTCACCTTGAACTCGTCTAGGTTGAGCAACAGTTACATATGGTTTAATTTGTTTAGATTCATCATGAATTTCATGTAGCGTTTGAATGATTTTATCACGATTATACATAATTACCTCAATTATAATTTGTTGAAATATGGACTCATACAAACACCTTGACTCAGTGTTTGTGATGATGTATTTATCTTCTGTCCTCTATTAGCTGAAACTGGAACAAAATGAATATCACCATTAGGTGCTAGAACACCGCCGAAATAGTTGCTTGATGCACTATAAGTTGAAACTACACCAGCAGCAGATATTTTTTGACCCACAACGGCACCGTAAGGAACAAAATGAATATCACCGTTAGGTGCTAAAAAACCACCTTGATATGCTACACCTGTCGTATAGACTAAACTATAAGTTGACACAACACCAGATGCTGATATTTTTTGACCTACTGTTGCATAATAAGGAACAAAATGAATATCACCATTGGGTGCTAGAACGCCACCAACATACGCGCTACTAACATCAGTATAAACTAGACTATATGTTGAAACAGTTCCATTTGTTGCTATTTTTTGACCAACTTTTGCTGAATATGGAACAAAATGTATGTCACCATTAGGTGCAAGAACTCCGCCATGATATGCACCCGTTGTTGTATAAGCTAAACTATAAGTAGATACTACACCAGCAGCAGATATTTTTTGACCAACTTTTGCTGAATATGGAACAAAATGTATGTCACCATTAGGTGCTAGAACACCACCAGAATATGCATTGGTTGTTGTATAAGCTAAACTATAAGTTGAAACTACACCAGCAGCAGATATTTTTTGACCTACTGGTGCCAAATAAGGTATAAAATGAATATCACCATTAGGTGCTAAAACACCACCAGCATATGCAGCCGATGTTGTATAAACTAAACTATAAGTCGATACTACTCCAGCAGCAGATATTTTTTGACCTCTAGGAGCAGACCTTGGTACAAAATGAATATCTCCATTAGGAGCTAGAACACCACCTTGATAGGCAAAGGTTGTCGTATAAGCTAAACTATAAGTTGAAACAACAGGTTGACTGTAGCTACTTCCTTTTTGAACACCTTCATCTAGTAATTTACTAAATTCATTCCAAGCTACTAAGTCAGTAGAGATGGAACTATCATTGCCTGTAGGTAGTTTCCATCTTAATACACCTTTTACTTCAGATTCAAAATCTGGTGATAATTCTTTAGTAGCCATATTAGAACTTATTTAAAAATGATGATTGACAAATAGATTGGTCTAAAGGTGTTGCAGGTAGTGTGGAGATTTTTTGACCAACACGTGCTGTAGCAGGTATAAAATGAATATCACCATTGGGTGCTAGAACACCTCCAGAATATGCTCCTGTTGTAGTATAAGCTAAACTATAAGTTGACACTACTCCAGCAGCAGAGATTTTTTGACCAACACGTGCTGTAGCAGGTATAAAATGAATATCACCATTGGGTGCTAGAACACCACCAGTATATCTATCTGAACTATTAATTAACGAGTATGTTGATATGACACCCGAAAGTGATATTTTATATCCTACACTCGCAGAACTGGGTATGAAATGTATATCACCATTCGATGCTAAAACACCACCACTATATATACCAATACTTGTAAATACAAGGGAATACGTTGAAACAACACCAGATGCTGATATTTTTTGTCCTATTTCAGAATATACGGGTACAAAATGAATATCACCATTAGGTGCTAAAACACCACCAGCATATGCAGCCGATGTTGTATAAACTAAACTATAAGTAGATACTACACCAGCAGCAGATATTTTTTGACCTACTGGTGCCAAATAAGGTATAAAATGAATATCACCATTAGGAGCCAGAACACCGCCCCAATAAGCACCACTTGCGTTTGTGTAAGCCAAACTATAAGTTGACACCGTACCATCAGTAGAAATTTTCTGGCCAACCGCCGCTCTATGAGGTACAAAATGAATATCACCATTAGGTGCTAAAACACCACCAGCATATGCAGCCGATGTTGTATAAACTAAACTATAAGTAGATACTACACCAGCGACTGATACTTTTTGTCCTCTATTAGCACCATATGGTATGAAATGAATATCACCTTCAGAATCTAAGATACCACCGGTATATCCATTGGGTATCGTATATGCTAAACTATAGGTAGATACGATACCACCAACACCGTTATTATCGAACGTCTGCCCACCTTTTTGTGATAGCTCTAAACTTGAACGTAGTTTTTTCCATTCTGATAAAGTAGTATCAATAGAACTATCGTCGGATGTTGGTATACCACCCCATCCTTTTTGCTTTACGTTATCGACCCAGTTTGGTCCTTGTATGTGTGTATTTGCCATTGTTATAACTTATTAAAGAATGGTGAGCAACAGGTACCAATTTCAAATGGTGATGCAGCACCAGTCGTTAATTTTTGACCTCTTGCTGCTAGTGTAGGAACAAAATGAACATCACCGTTAGGTGCTAGAACACCACCTTGATATGCATTTGCAACTGTGTATGTTAAACTGTATGTCGATACTACACCCGATGGTGATATTTTTTGACCCACAACTGCTGCGTAAGGAATAAAATGAATATCACCATTAGGAGCCAGAACACCGCCCCAATAAGCACCACTTGCGTTTGTGTAAGCCAAACTATA